TTATGGTCTTTGTACTTTTTTTTTACCCGCACTCTCATTATTGCCCGGACTTACACCACAATAAGAACTTAAATGGTTCTCATCAGGAAATCGTTCCATATCAACACCTATCTCGCTTATAATACCAATGGCACTATCTCGCCCAACACCCGGTATGGTCTCCAATAGCTCCAATTCAACTTCATAATCAGAAACAGCCTTGGCTATTTCTGCATCCAACCGCTCCAACATAGCATCATCATTAGCTATCACATCTCGATGAAACTGCAACATAAAACGATGATGATCGCTAACCTTACCCTGCAAAGCTTTGACAAACTCACTACGAGGTGTCTTTATCTTGCCGTGATAAAACCGCATTAATTGATTTACATCACTCTCTCCATCTATCAATGCACTGATGATATTGCGACCAACGGCTCCATCAACATCACTCAATACACTTGATAACTTGATATTGCAATCCTCCAATATCTTGATTATACGATTCTTCTCTGATGCACTATGAGCTACTAACTTCTTCTTGTAGCGAACTAAATCTCGTAAATCTCTTATGTCGCGTGGAGGGATAAAGCTACCTTTGAGTAGTCCGCTTACCAATAATTTGCTCAACCATTTGCTATCCTTCTTGTCGGTCTTATGACCAGGCACATTCTTTACGTGCCGAGCATTAACCAAAATAACCTCAAAATCATCCTCCAAAATATTGAACACAGGCTTCCAATAAATACCGGTGCTCTCCATCGCAATATGAGTGACACCCGCATCTTTGCACCAATCACGCAAAGATTCCAAGGAAACGGTAAAACCGTCAAACTCCTTTGTGCCGACAACTTCGTTGCCTCGTTGAATGGTTGCAACTATCAAATCCTTATGGACATCAATCCCGCAACCAACCCCAATGTAGGGGGTAAATAGTATCTCTTCCATTGAACATAGTGTTAGTTAATCAATAGGCAAAGATACTCATCTCTGTTGGTATGCTCAAAAGGAGATTATGAGAATTTCATAACTCTAAAAATCAAATAGTGATGCTTGTGGTTGTGGTTCATGTTTCTTGGGTGTGGCTCGCTGGCTCTGCTGTTTTATCTTGGCATACGTCTCGTTCTCGATTCGTTTGAGTGCATCAACTTTGGCTTGCTCTCGCTCCTCTTGGGTCAGCTCAACTGTGTGATTAACTAGCACTTTGCAGTTAATCTCCTTGCCAATTTCGATACTTTCCTCATCATAGTAGTGAACCGCTATTGAGAATACCTCGTCGTCCGTAAATCCATTGCAACCGCGTTTCTGCACGGTGTTGAGTATGTAGGTTATGCAGTCATTGATATTCTTATGTGGCTTTTGGAATGATACTGCAAATAGTTCGTCGCTTGCTGCTCGCTTACCTAAGTAGGCTTGTATAGTTCTTCTAAAATGGTCTGTTGTTTTCATTGTCGGTGATTTTGTGGGGCAGGATATCGATGCCTGCCCCTTGTGATTACTGTTTTGCTCTTTCGATTAACCATTGGTCTCGTCTTGCTCGGCACTTCTCCAAAGTCGGTGCAACGGTCGAGAATAGCTCGCCATCGGTGGTGCGGTAGTCGTATTGACAATACCTGCTCTTGGGTCGTGGGCGTGGAGTGAGATTAAAATAAACATAATTCTCCTTGCCATCGTGGCATACGGATATGCCGTTGTGATTTATGCTGTCGTTCATAGCTAAATTGCTGTTAAATGGTTGCTCTAATAATTTCTTGGTGGTAAACTCTTGGCACTTCATCAAAGATGTAGTCAATGAATAACCTTTGTGCATCGGTGCATAGTTCCTTGTACATCTCCCGAAACGGAGTGATATTGCCGTTGATATAGACGCTGACCATATAGTCATAAATGTTTTCTATACCGTAATATCTGCACTGCTGTGCGACTGTCTTATTTCGTCTTGCTCTCATCGCCTATGATAGATTAAAGATTGCTACTGTGTTGTGGTACTGCTCCTCTGTGATTTGAGGGTAGAGTTTCAAAAATTCGGCTTTTGAAAGTGTGATGAAGTCAATCATCTTCGATGTGTCTTGTAAGAAGTTCATAATCTGTATGTTTTAAGAAATTAATATCCAAAATAGACCTGCGAAAATCAGAGCGTAAAAGAGTATGTATAGGACAACGCCTACTGCAATGGTAAGTACTAACCGTGCTATTAACTTGGCTGCTAATACTCCTACCAACCACCATAATGGATTGGTGTGTGTAATAATTGCCACTGCAACGGCTACAAGTGCCCAAACTGCTACTTTATACTTTGTTTTCATCATCTGTTTTTTCTGATTATATGCGGATTCTGGAGGTGAGGGAGTTGAAGTTTCCATTCTTTTTCTGTCTCTTGTGAATCCGACATTTTTTTTATGCGTCTTTCTATCGGGTCGGTCGTTTTCGTTTCAGGGGCGAAAATGGTGTAGGGTTTAGGTGGTGCAAGGTTTCTGACGAGAATACTACCTGACAGAATGGAAGTGTGGAGATTGTCGGCAGAACAGCTCGGCTGCCTGACCTTGCAATGCCGTTAAGAACCCGTAAATACCTTTGCCACTGACAACGAAACACCGATCCCGACACAAAGTTTTCGCATATCGTGGAGGATTTCACCGGAAAAGAGACAGAAGAAAAATTACATTTAATATTGTTCAGACACTATTCTTTCTTATCTCACAAAAGGGCACAAAAAAAGCCACGCAAGGTGGCTTAATGGTATTATCAAAAATAGGTTAGTTCAAAATAAGGCTCTTCCCCAACTGAATAATTATCGGCTGCTGCCTACTTTGAATTATTGGACATTTCGCCTGTTCTCGTATCCATTCCCTGAACGGACGGCAAAAGCCGCCTTTCATACGAAAAGCCAATGAGATTATTACATCGAGATTATAAAACATTACCTCATTGTGATAGTGGGTAACCTCGTGTTCAAATAACTCTTTGGTGTTGAAAATCACTTTTAGATTTGCTGTAACCATTGGCACAAGAACGTCAAACATTCGGGCAATTTCGTGTTTTGTCAGCCAAACAGTACCATCGACTAACTCAATCTCCACAGAGATTGTCCCTGTCAGTAGATTATGATCTATATTCATTTTACCTCGTTCCATATTTTCAAAGTATTAATATCCTATTGGTCTTCTCGGTTGCGGTTCCGGCTTGCTCAATAGCTGAGTTAATGCCTGATAAAGCTCGTTAAATTGAGCGTCTGTCGAAACCTCCAACTCCTCAATTCGTTTGAGTAGCTCATCGTAACCAACAACCATTTGCCTTATCGCTACAAATGTACGCATAATGGCAATATTTACTTTTATGGCTATTTCTGAGCGTAAAACACTCGAAAGCATAGCGACTCCTTGCTCTGTGAAAGCCATTGGCATTGCTACACCAAAGTTGTAAGAGGGAGGTATCACATTTTGTGATACCCCTATCTCTAACAGCGTATTAGCCTCCTCTTTTGTTAAGACGAACATAAAATCGCACGGAAAACGCTCCGCATTTCTTTTGACAGCCTGCTTCAAAGCACGTGTCTCGGTTTGGTAAAGCTCTGCCAAATGAAAGTCAAGCATCACACGGCAACCACGCACCTCGAAAATCTTTTGTTTTATAATTTGTAGTTCCATAGTTATTTATCCTTTATATGCTTGATTGAGACCTTGCAACTTGTCGGCAAGTATCTGCATATCACTACTGATTTTATTATTAGTGATACGGGCGTAGATTTGAGTGGTCTTGATGTTGGAGTGTCCGAGCATTTTCGATACGGTTTCTATTGGTACTCCGTTACTTAGCGTAACAGTAGTCGAAAATGTATGACGGCTCATATGGAACGTTAGATTTTTCTCAATTCCGCATATATCAGCAAGTTCCTTGAGGTAGGCATTCATTTTTTGGTTGCATATAACAGGATACGTTATATGCTTTTGTAATTCAGATATTTACAATAGAGCTTAGGGTGAAGTGCTAACGGATTTGCAACGTGGTGTATTCTGCTTATTGCTTTTGGTTGCGTAGCATATTTGTTGCTAGTAGCGTTCCTTGCTCGTGAAGACAAAGATATAAAAAATGGATGAATTTACAAGAAATCCACCCATATATTTGATTTACTCGCTTTCGTTTTTATCCTCAATGCTTTTTTGTATTGATTTGGCATTGAGTGAAGTAACTACCTTTTGTCCAGTCTTTTGTTCCAACTCCAAACGGGCATTGCGTGCCACTTCGCCACCTTTTTGGGCGACTGTGGCGTGCTCGTCCATCGACTGCGGATTGGTTGCCTCCGAAATGTCTTTCGTTGATAGCTCTGCCAACATATTAAGCACTAGCTCTCGGTTGGTCATATTATCTCGTAGGTTCTCTTTCTTCAATCCTTTTAGTCGCTTATACTCCTTTGCAGTGTGGTCTGACCACGTTTTATAGATAATGTCGGTGAGCGTTGCAAACTGCACACCCTCTTCCAATCCGCATCGTTTCCACTCATCAGTTAGATCCTTGCGAATCTCAATCGTCTTTATACGTTGATTGATCCAATTCTCTGAATATCCAAGCCTACGATAATCGGTCATCGCCTGTTCGATAGAAAGTTCAGGGTCTTGCATCTGGTCAAGGCGTTCACTTGCTACTTGCGCCATCCACTGCTTAAATGGCTCTGCCTTTGGCGATGGAATAGATTGGATTAGGCGGAAAATTCCTTCTGTGTCGGCGCAATTGACTTTCTGTTTGCCCCCTGTGGTTTGAATAGAAAGGGGGGTGACAATTTGTCCCCACCCTTGAGCTAACATCGGGTCTCGCTTCTTCATCTTTTTGATGTAGTCGGTAGGATTGACACTGTCAGTCAATGCTCCAACGACATCTGATATGACAAAAAACCATTTCTCTTGGCTCTCGTCCCAAACAGTGCGAACCTGTTTCTGCTCAAACAGTTGTATTTTGTTTTGTTGTGACATAGTTATTTTGAAACAATATTATAAAGTTCTTCATACGAACTAACCACTCCGTATTTAACATTATCGCAACTAATAGCTTTAAAGTGTTCTTCTGCACATTTCTTCTTGGCTTTTTCTGTTTCACGAAGATCTGCTTCGCTGAATTGTAGAGAGTGGGTTTCTCCCTTTGTTTCAGCAATGAAATAGATGTGCTTAACCTTACCTTCCTCAAAAGCAATTGCCCAGTCGGGGTTGTATTTGCCGACAGGTGTGTTGATATAGAACGCCTTTGGCAATTTTACATATACTGCAACATCGGTTCTCGTGTCAATGTTTTCGGCAAATTTCTTTTCATTGTTAGAGTCAAAAATAACGTGGTCGAATAGATGTCGTTCCGCTATCATTGCATTAGTTCCCAATTTACCTTTAAATTCAGGTTCTGTGAATATTTTGGAATCATAACATTCATCCAACTTGTCATAAGTAATGTGTTGGATAATTGCCGTTGCTTTTTGTTCATTGATAAGCTCCGATGCTCGAATAATAAATTCTTCTGGGTTATATTCAAACTGCTCAAATACGGCAGGCTCAATGCTTCTCAACACCTCAACAACAGATTTACGGGTAAGCCCAGTATTTTCGGTAATTTTACCTACAAGGTCATATTTTACATTATCAGATGCGGTAATATTAACCGTTTTGCTCTGCTGTTCATCTTTCTTGAATGCCTCGCCACTTTCGAGTGTGCCCTTCGACGAAATTTTACTCATTGAGCCAGTTGTCACTTTGATATATATTTTCGACACTCTCAAATTGCTATTTAGGCTCTTGATAGCATTTGTAATTAGCTCCGTCTCTTCAAATCTGACGATGTAGTAACTCTTTGGGCTAATCAATTTCCATAGCTTTTTAAACTCTGTGCGATTGAATCGCTCTTTGTTGAGTTTCAGCGTTACATTATTCTCTCGAACATTATCCGGCATAAGTTTCTTGGGGTCATAGATAGAGTCGAGCAATCCTACGATTGACTCTCGATAGGCTGACACCTCTTCGTCTATTTCGATATTACCACTTGCTTTGTCTGAATAGTATTTGTCGGTGAGTTCGCCTTTTTTATCAACATAGCCTTTAACTATCAAAGAATAGTTTATAGTTTGTGCCATCTCCGAAGTAACCTCAACAGCCTCTCCATTTGTATCTTTGAGAACTTTGTCTGCAAACAGTGCGATATTAACTTTCAACGGACGATCCGATATGACCTCTGCCAACTCATTTTGTAGCCCCTTGGCAAACGAATCATAACTTTCACTTGCCACAACCGTAAGCACGTTTACGCTATGCACCTCTTCACCCAACACCGAGGTATCCATGCGGTCGCCTTGATCGTTTACGCAAATACGCAAACCACGTCCCACCTCTTGGCGTTTGCTCACATCGGCAGAACTTTGTTTGAGTGTACATATTTGGAACACATTTGGATTATCCCATCCCTCACGTAGTGCGGAATGCGAAAAGATAAAGCGTAGTGGCGTTTTGCGGTCGAGCAAACGCTCCTTGTCTTTCATAATAAGGTCGTATGCTGATGAGTCGGCCGATTCAGAAGTGCCTCTTTCGGTTTTTGAATTTACAAAATTACCTTTTTTATCTCGTGAGAAATAACCATCGTGAGCGGTGGCAGCAACAGTGCTTTTCAGGAATGCTACATAAGCATCATCCTCAAATAGCGTTTTTTGATACTCATCCACAATGGTGGCATACTCCTGTTCAAAAATATCAGCATAGATGCCGTTGCCTTTTACAGGTTCATATACACGATATTTTTCTACCTCGTCAATAAAGAAGAGCGAAAGCACCTTGATTCCTCTACTGAATAGCTCCCGTTCTTTTTCGATATGCGAAAGTATCGTTTCACGAATTTGAATTCTGCGAATTTGCTCTTCGTTTACTGTTCCCACAACATCTCCGGCAAATAGTTTAATGCCGTTTTCAAAAGTTACACTATTCTCTGCACCGTTAATATCGGTAACCAGAAAACCGTTTTTGTACTCCTCAAGCCCCTCGGAGAGGTCATATAGATTTGCACCTTTTGAAAGCGAACGCACTACCTGTCGCACACCTTTAGCTCCTTTTACGTCAAAACCAATGTTTGCCGTAGGGTTCTTATCCTTATAGAGGTTAATTTTTTCGAGATAGGCATAGCCCTCTGTGGCGGTTGTGCCACTGAACGAAATACCTTTAACTGCAATTTTTTTGACCAGTCGCTTGTTGTACGCCTCCATCGCATCAAGACGATATATCATATTGTAGACGCTGTCTTTACGATGGGTTGCCGAATAGCGGAGCGTAAATAGTGCCTTAAATTTTTTGAGTCCCTCTTTGGTTTTCGCACCCTCCACACGTTGCGGCTCGTCGATGATAACAATCGGATTTGTCTTGGCAATTACGTCAATCGGGCGACGGCTTTTAAACGTGTCGAGCTTCATATCAATGCGTCGAGCATCTTTACCCGTGGCGTTGAACGCTTGCGAGTTGATAATCATTACGTTGATAGCACTATCACTGGCGAAATGCTCAATATCGGTCAGATTCTTCGAGTTGTAGATAAAAAATCGTACTTTCTTTCCGTAATCTTCCGCAAAGTGGTCTTGAGTAATATCAAACGATTTGTACACACCCTCACGAATGGCGACACTCGGCACTACGACGATGAATTTGCACCAGCCATAGCGTTTGTTTAACTCGAAAATGGTTTTGATATAGGTATACGTCTTACCCACACCTGTTTCCATCTCGATGGTCAGGTTATAATGCCCTTCGAGTTTGTCCGATGGTTTGATTTGGTTCGCACGTTGAATGTTTTGGATATTGGCAAGTATCTTATCATCAGTCAGAGCGTTTGTGATAGGATTATTCTTGAACCCTGTATAGTCATCAATATCGAGTTTCATTTCTCCACGAGCGAGCTGTCCGGGGTCAATCATATAGCTCGACTCACGGCGTGGTTGCCCTGCAAAAACATCGCACGTTGCTTTTGCTGCCTCCTCTTGAAATCGTTGATGTTTAAATTTTAGTTTCATAGATTTCTTATACTGCTAACATCTGTCTATTTCTATATATGAATACTTTTCAATGATAAAATATGTAAAAATTTACGTATAAATATATATGAAATTATTGTGTAATATATTGATAATTAGAGTTATTGATTATTATGTATTATAAATAAATACTTATTTGCATAAATATATACATATATAAATACTTACTTTTTTTTCAAGTACCACTTTTTCCCTATTGCATATATATCACCATTCTCTTTCATTGATGTTAGCGTATTGCCAATAGTTGTTTTATTTTGTTCTTTTGTCTTTAAGGTCGACATTCGAGGTAAGAGATATTCTACGAAATCAGCCTTTTTAACTCCTTCTTCAACTCTCAACATCTTAATAATACCGTCTTTTATTTCGTTAATTTCAAAACCTTTGGCGTTTAGATATTTAATCGCTTGCTTAGGGTTGTCAATCAGTTTTGACGAGATTCTTATGGCAGGATACCTACCCTCAACAAGGTTCTGTTTTTTCAGCATCAGGAATTGCTCGTTTGTTATTAATTCACCTTTTTGGACTCGGTCTAATAGAATTGCATCAGCTAAGCTTACTTGTTTTTCCATCAATAATTTGCAATAATTTTCGTCAATAATTTTAGCAACAATCTCTAACACAACCTCACTATCATTGCTTTTTTCATAATCAGGCAATGGAAAAAAACGTTTTTTTTGACTTGTTACCATCTTTGAAATTCCAAAGCCTACAGAGTCTATCATACCGACATTTGCCATAGCCGAAGCCAAAAATCTATTGCGATAACGTTTGGGTGTACGACTGGCAGAGTAGTAATCTTCCGGCTTGCCTTCAAAGAAACTACCTGCGTTAATAATTGAAATAGAATCTTCGTTTTCATTCAAGATTATTCTCGAAAGCAGAGAATAATCTTGATGAGCAACTGCATTATGCAGCCCCTCTAAAATGACCTCGGGGTCAAATTTTTCTACCGTAGTTGATAGTAGTTCATCTTTAGGGAAAAACTTAAATTGATAATTCCTAATCTTCCTGAATGCTTCTGTTGTGTTAAGGATGAATGGTATTCCAAAGTGTTGATATGCTTTTTGTTCACCTGATAGTTTCCATGTAATTTGTGCGACGTAAGGTGATAATAGATGAGCTGATTCTTCTTTTCCTAATAAAACAAGAGCTGTTCGAGTTATTTTCCCATTGATGGTAATTCCGGCAGCATCTAGTGTTCGCTCGACACTCCAGTTTTCAACATCTTTATAGAATGATTTTGACAGGCTTGCTTCCTTGAATTTTCCTATTGCTTTTTGTATTGCTGTTTCATCGAGGTCGTTCAGGGTTGCATTTTCTACAATTTTCACACTCCAATCATCTTGTGAATTGACAATTTTCCGTAATTTATCGGGATAAAGCCTTAGTTCGGTATTGCTTGACGCAACTCTAATTTTTGCAACTCCATTAAACGAAGTAGCCTCGCCTTTAGCAGCAGGAATAGTGAATACAACGATATGTTTACCTTGAATATCCGTTTCGAAAACTGTAAAATTAATCTTAGGACTAATTTTTGTTCGTAACCATAATTCATAATTTTGGTTTTGGTACCTTTCTGATGACATTTGTAGATTAGTGCCCACAATTTCCCACGAGGTATCTTCAATGCCTAAAATTAAATAGGCAAACTCTTTGTTTGAAACACATGCAGAATTTGATAGTGCTGATATGTACTCTCCAAGACCATTATAAGTGATGCTGGATTTCATTTCGCCAATATTCGTTTTGAACTCTATCCATTCGAGCTCATCATTTGCTTGTTTGACTTCGTCAATGAGTCTGTGTACTAATTCGTTCATTGTTCTATATCACTTTTACGGTTGTGTCGGGGGAGATTGATTTGAAAATCTCGAAGACGTTGATTTTGTTGGCACTATCAGCAAAGGAGCTGTCACGGAACAGGGCACGGGTTGGTTTACGTTTGGCGATGGTGCGTACAACTGTTTCCGATACGTTGGTGTCGAAGCAGGCGATAAGGTCTATTTCGTCGGTTAGGGGCGAGTCTACCGTGTGTACGGTGAAGTTCTCTATCTGTTCGGTGGTGTGTGGCATAGTGAGTTGCACGCCCCAGTCGAGCAGACAGCCGTAGAGCAAGTCTATGTCAGAGCGGTCGTCTTTGATGTTGCTCACGGTGTCCCATAGCTCTGTTTGTGAGAGTTCTCCGGCGGCATAGTAGACATCTTTCATATTTGTGGTGTCGAGTTTGAATACTCGGAAGCCTGTGTCGAGCGGTCTCTTTTCTACAACGGGTTGTTCGTTTATTGGATCAATATTACTTTCATCAGGAAATGTAATTCTAATTCCTCCTTCTATTTTCTTTCTTTTTTCTCCAATCATTGCCCAGCCAATGCTATTTGCACCTAAATCTAATCCTTTTATTTTAGGCGTTTTATCTTCTGTTATTTTCTGACCTGCACGGCGGATACGCTCTTTGCCTATTTCGCAGATTGTTTTGCAGCCTGCTTTTGCGGCTTCGGAGTTGGGGTCGCATACTTCGGGCAACTGCACCATAATGAATTTGCGGTTACCTCCATCTTCGGCATTGAGTTGCATTACAGCGTGGGCGGTGGTCGCTGAACCGCTGAAAAAGTCGAGGATAATATCGTTTTTATTTGTTCCAATAACAAGCATCTGCCTTAGTAATGAAACTGGTTTGGGTGTGTCAAATGGTGTTTTACCTTGAAATAGGGAACTTACTTCTTTATTTGCCGCATCATTATGTCCAACCTCATCGAAAGTCCACCATGTAATTGGTACTTTACCTTGTTGTACCTCATTAAGGTATCTTTTTAGTTGTGGTGCACCCGTTCCTTCTTTACCAAAATAAATTCTATTTTCAGATAGCCATTTGTCCATTGTGTCTCGACTTGCTCTCCAACAACTTCCTTTTGCGGGATAAAACTCTTCTCCTGTGTTTGGATTCACAATTGGATATACACTATTTTGAGAAAATGACTTAACCAATAAATTATCTGAACGCCAAAGACCTTTCCCATCATTATCATTATTCTTATATGGTTTATTTTGTTCTATAGTACGAGGCAGGAGATTTCTATTAAAGTACGAACTCTTTTGGTAAACAGTAATATAATCATGTGTCGTTGAGAATCCTTTTGCATCATTTGTTGCTGCATACTTCTTTTGCCATACAATTTGTGCAAGGAAATTACTTTCACCAAAAACCTCATTGCCAATCTTTTTGAGGTTTTCCACTTCATTATCATCAATCGAAATAAAGATAACCCCATCATCGGTGAGCAGGTTGCGAGCGAGTTGCAGGCGAGGGTATATCATAGAACACCAATCGGAGTGGAAACGTCCGTTAGTCTCGGTGTTTTGGAATAGGCGGTTGCCCTCCTCATCGAACATATCCAACTCCTCTTCGTACTCCTCACGGCTCTGTGCGAAGTTATCCTTATAGATAAAATCCTTGCCCGTGTTATACGGTGGGTCGATATATATCATCTTCACCTTGCCGAGGTAACTCTCTTGCAACAGTTTGAGCACTTCGAGGTTGTCGCCCTCGATATAGAGGTTTTCGGTCGTCGCCCAATCCTTGCTCTCGTCGGGGCAAGGACGCAGCGTCTTGCGAATAGGCGTAGCCGCATCAATCATCGCCTGCCGCTTACCCACCCAAGTAAACTCATACCGCTCCCGCTCATCATCCGCCACCACATAGTCGCCCGTACCGGCACTCAACACCAACTTCAACTTCTCGAAGTCAATCGCCTTTTTCAGTATGGGTTTGCCATTCTCATCCACCGCCCCATTCGGCTCCGCCACCTCAGTCACCACCTGCGGAAACATCTGAGCAATCTTATCTATATTCGCCTGAGTCATATCCATTGACTCCATTTTTAGTTTATTCATTGTTCTATTTTTATAGGTCTGCCTGTATTTTTTCCATTGATATTAATGCTTCTACTGGAAGCCAACTTTCTATTTGATCCATTCGTTTAATGCATCTCAGATGCAATTCGACAATTTTATATGAACGTTTGTCAGTTGTATCAAAGCTAATGTTTATAAATGAATCGTAGTGATATGGTTTGTTTTCGATTGTGTCAATTTTATACAGTTGACTGTGTAATAATTGATATAGAGCTTCAGAACGATGACAATCATTTGGTTGCAATTTTGAAAGAAGAACAATAGAAGATATTAATCGAGACACCCCCTTGTCTTGTTCCTTATCAGCATCAATGTCTGTATTACAATATAAATCTAACAATGCCGAAAAACAATCGGTTCTGGTTTTATCGACTTCTGTCTTAGTTTTGATAATATTAGATTCAATTTCGTCGATGTTCTGGATTTTGCGTTTAATCTCCTTAAATTCAAGATAATTAAGAATCTGCAATCCCACGATGAGTGTGGCACAGATACCAATAAGTGCAACGCCTATACCTATAAAAGTTCCAAGCTCAACAACTCCATTTTGGTCAAAATTATTGAATGTCACAATTCCAGCACAGGTAAATGCAATAGCAGCACTAAATACGCTAAGAATAACTGCATAGTCTCTTTTTTTAGTCATATTATAATTGGTTTTTTAATTTCTTAATCTCTGCTGCACGTCTCAGAAAACTGCTTTTTGAAACGTAAGCTATTTATTGCCTCTCTCTTTTCGCAACAACTCTTGATACTCACGCCCTTTGGTGGTTAAACGATATTTCTGCATACGACTATTGGGCTTATCGGGGATTGTCATCTCTATAAATCCTTCTTTAATAGCAGGTTGTAAATAAGATCTTCTGAAATTTTCTCGATCTTTCAATGCAAGTAAATTTTGTAGTTCTTCTCGTTTTTGTTCTTGATTCATTAACAAAACCAGTGCAATAACTTCATTTGTGACTTGCTGGGTGACTTGCTGGGTGACTTGCTGGGTGACTTGCTGGGTGACTTGCTTATTGCTCTTATCTTCTTCATTCAAATTCCAAGCATTAGGAAATACCATACGGATAAAGTTTTCGGTAAAAACAAAACACTCTTTAGAATAAGTCTCCAATATACGAGGGACACCTGATCCCAAATGTTCCACCAACTCTAAGTCCTTGTATATTCTCATTAATTCTTGATTACGAGGTGCTGAATATCCCATAAAGAACTCTTCTTCATTAAGGGATTCCGGTAGACCTCCGGCCGATGTGATTTCGATGCGATCATCGAATAATTCAAACTTAGGTGGAACTTCGCGGGTGTAGTCATTGTGTACTATGGCATTAATAACAGCCTCGCGGATGGCAATGGCATTCCACATACGAGTATCAATTCTATCTTTTGAAGTGATACGGCTACGAGTCCTATTTTCGAGGTCGATTTTATCAAGTACTTGCTTGGTGGCCTTGACTATCGAGCAATAGCCATATTCATTGTTTTCAATCAAATGAATACGATTTAGACCTTTGTACTTTGCCACCTTGACAGATAATGCATTGTTGTCGGCCATCAGATAGCCTACATAATTGTAGGCTCCTTGTTCCGTTTGCAATCCCAAATTGGATGCAAATTTGGAATTTAACGGCAACCCTTTTCCTTCGTAGTAAATCTTCAACTGTTCAAAAGTCAAATCCTGACGATTAGACCGTATTTTACCAATAGAATTACGTGTCCGCTTCGAAAATAAGCTGTCAATCATCGATTGCGTCATCTGTTCAGCGGCTGTACCAATTCTAATAAAACACCCCCTTGGGGTCATACCATATTTTTTATGATAGTACGGCTTTTCACTGCCACTGGCAACTATGACCCTAATAATTTCTAACCCGTCTCTTCGCTCCTCGACAACATCAAATAGTCCCATTGCTGATGGAAGGATATTATCTTTAATGCGATTTTTTATAGTCAGCATAGTTTCGTCTATATCTGAAACGCCTACGGTTTTACCACTCTTGTCAATACCAAAGTAGATGCTGCCACCTTCCTTGTAATTCAGAAAAGCAACAACCTCTTTCTCAAGCTCCACCTTATCATTGAGCTCTCTTTTGTATTCTATACGACTTGTTTCAGACATATCTATATTTGTTCTTTTAGTTTCTTAATCTCTGCCGACAACTCCATTTGTCGGTTAAATTGTTTCTCGTTGCGTCTTTTAGCTTCCAGTTGGGCAATCTGCCGCTCAATTTTGGCACGACGTTGTTCTGCCTCAATATCTACAACAAGATTTTCACTTGCAGCAGATTTCAACTTGTTTCCGGCTATCTGGCGGACAAAATTTTCATAGATAGAGTCCAAGTTCAGCCCATCAACAAATAGATCAATATCATTCTCCGGCATCCAATCACTCACGAAAGTTTCCACTATACGAAACACCCCCGATTTATTACCCGAAGGCTCTTTGTAGCTTGCCAACAGTCGCACATTACCCTCGAACCGTAGTAAGTAGACCACATAGACCGGAACATTGCGGTCGATATATTCAAACAGTGTCGGATTATACTCCTCACGTTTCAAACGAACCTCAAAGAGTGCAATTTCTTTCACCCTATCGCCCATCTCAAGATTGGCTGTGGTCGGCGCAAGTTTATTCCGCCACACAAAATAATCAACATCGTCAACAAAACTACGTTTCACGGCAGCTGACACCTCCAAGTGAGAGTAAAACTTCTCTTTGGGCATCCGCTTTCCGTAATATGTCGTTTCGGGCAACTGTATCATCACTTAACTACAATAAAACAAATTAACTCAAAATCATTCAACCCCGAAATTTTACTTCCAAGAGCCGCGGTCTCTGCCGAGGTGAAAAAGCTATCCAATTCGCTATCTTCCTTCACGCTGACGATGGACGATATGGCTTTACCCAGCAGTTCGGAGTATCTGCCCATACTTCGCCCATCTTTTGTCTCGGTATTGAATTTCCGGCACAAATTGGCATTTGGCTCGCCAACGCCCTTACACATCAATCGCACTATGTCGAGCATCTTTTTAGGTTGCAGATGGTTGCAAATCACCTCCTGCTCATCGGAGATATAGACCAAATAGAACGGATGCAGGCGGTTCTGACTGTCGATGTTTACTCCTTTATTTATGTTTTTGAGTACATAGACAACACCCGGCTTCAATCCATCCTTTGCCTCCACGATGGCGTGCATACCAAATGGTACTTTATCAATGTCGCCGTGCTCTTTGATATATTCCAACAAGTCAAGTCTAAATTCATTCAGCCCCAAATCCATAATAGAGATACCATCGTTCATATCTTCCAAATCGACAACTTCCTCTTGCAGGCGTTTGAGTTGCTTGCTGCGATACTCCAAGGCTCCCTTTTCGCCCTCGTTTATTAGGTCGTCGTCGCCCGTAGAGGTCATCACCGAGATACGCATTCGGGTTTCAACTCTCGATTTGAGGTTGATGTAGTCGTCCAGATTCATATCCGGCCAAAAGTTCACAAGCTGGATTACGTCGTTCTTGCTTCCTATACGGTCGATACGCCCGAACCGCTGAATGATACGAACCGGATTCCAATGTATATCGTAATTTATCAGATAGTCGCAGTCCTGCAAGTTTTGCCCTTCGGATATGCAGTCGGTAGCAATCAGTATATCTATCTCGTCCTTGCTTTCGGGCATCAAAAGATGCTTTTCCTTTGAACGGGGCGAGAAACAAGTCAGCACCGAGTTTAAGTCAGTTCGTAGTTTCGGGCAGGTTGTGCGTCCGTCTATACTACCTGTAATCAAGGCACTATTGAGTCCGAATTGCTCTTTTACCACTTGAGAAACGTGCTGATATAGGTATTCGGCAGTGTCGGAGAAGGCTGAGAATATAATTATCTTACGGTTGTCGGGATTAAGGGGTGAAGATATTTTCTTTTTAACCACCTCAAGCAACGTTTGTAACTTCTCGTCGTCTTCTGGTCGTATCTCATCCATAAAGAGCAGCAGAGCCGCCAGTGACTGACTGTCTGATAAAAGTTCTTCTCGCCACGATAGGTAGTTCATGTCGGACAACTCAATTTTAACTCGCTTTCCTACTGAAAACAAATCGGTATTTTGGTCGTCCATCTCAAACTCTGACTCTACCTCGCTCAAATCAATCAACTCCACATTTGCCGAGTGGTTGTCTATCTTCTCAATCGTAGAATCTATTAACGCTTTTATGCGACGAGTTGTCAGGCGAAAAGAGTAAACAGAGCTCTCAAGACGTTTAAGCAAGTTGGTACTCATCAATTTACAGATACCCTTTTCACGTCCGGTAGATAGTCCGGTTCCAAAATCATCATCGTCGAAATATTTGTTCTTCGCACTGTCGTGTATAAACTCCGATGGGGTGTAGATACTCAGATTAAGACCTATCAACGTATCATATATCTCGTTGTAGCTCAATGCTCCCTCCTTTTTTGTAAATGGCGGTCGCTGCGATATGGGTTTAAGTCGAGTAGGAAACTTGCCAATAGCTTCTGTATTGTAGTATTTTTCGATATGCCGACGTGACCGAGCAATGGTTACGCTATCAAGCACCTCAAAGAAATCGAAATCAAGCATCTTTAGCAAAGTATCCGTATTTCGCTCTTCCGGTGGAAATTTACTCCATTTGTTAAATGCAGCTTGAGCCAATCGGAAAATATCATCTATCCCTTTCTGTGTGTTCAGCAGTTTGTTGATTTGCGATGATTTGCCCTCATAGGCAAGTTCGAGTTGATTTTTGAGGTCATTAAAACGATTGTTTACAGGCGTGGCAGACAACATCAAAACTTTTGTCCTAACTCCAGACCTGATAACCTTATTCATCAATTTCTGATACCTATTCATCGACTGGTCGTCATCGACTTCAGACTGCCCACCGTTGCGGAAGTTATGGCTTTCATCAATAACCACAAGGTCATAATTAGCCCAGTTGATGCGGTCTAACGGTAATCCATTGGAGTAGCCGCTTGTGCGAGACAAATCGGTATGATACAATACATCATATCTTAACCGATCTCCTGCAAGGGGGTTGTTTAATAGATTGCTTCTGTATGTTATCCAGTTGTCGTTCAGCTTCTTTGGGCAAAGAACCAAAACTGATTTATTTCGACTTTCATAATATTTTATGGTAGCAAGTGCAGTAAATGTTTTTCCAAGCCCCACGCTGTCAGCCAGAATGCAACCGTTGTATTTTTCTAACTTATTGATGATGGCAAGGACTGCATCTTGTTGAAAGTTATATAACTTACGCCAGATGATACTCTCTTTAAAGCCTGTAGCCTCATTGGGCAAAACATCCTCTGAAATATCTTGCAAAAACTCATTGAAGATATTATATAGCGTGACATAGTAGATAAACTCAGGGCTATTCTCCTTGTAAACCTCGGTTATATTTCGTATAACCTCTTCTGTAACATCCTGCATCTTAGCTTTGTCATTCCACAATTCATTAAAAATCTTGAGGTAGTTTTCGCTAATAGGAGCAGGCATTCTATTGACCGGATTACACAATTCATCGCCTTTCTCACATCCAAGATTAGTGGTCGTAAAACTATTTAGTGGTTGATACACGAATTTATTCTCGGCATCAATATGGAGGAAATTAGGAATAGTGCTTGTTGTAGTGTTGGATTTAAACCGCACTTTTGATTTTATCCATTCAGCACACTCCTTTGCAATCGCTCTTTGTGATAATTCATTCCGTAGCTTAACCTCGAATTCGGTTCCATACAGACTCCTTTCTCTTCCAAGGCGTGGAATGTAAAACTCTCGTTTCTCCTTAGCTGCCTTTTCTGATATGAATGTTGGAGAGGTGAAAATAAAACGTAATTCAGCAATATCCTGCAACTCTTTTTTCAAAGCCTCGAAAGCAAAAATTGAAAAATACGACGCAGCAATAGAAATACGACTATCTTTTGTAATCGTATTTTCCATATCACTTTTTACAGTACTGGTTATGTTGTCAATAAACTTCATCTACTATTCGACTTGCTTTTATTAATCAATTCCCGTCTGTCAACATCCAACAATTCAGCAATCTTGGTCAATGTACCTAAGTCGGGTTGTGAGGCATTAGAGCACCATTTTGATACGGTTGAGGGGTCTTTGCCTAATTGCTCTGCAAGCCATTTTCCTGTTTTCTTCTTTTCGACAAGAACCACTTTTATCCGATTAATATCTTCCATTTCTCTCAATTGTTATTGTGTCTAACACAAAGGTATTGAAAAATACAGTAGCTTGTATCACTTTACTAAATAATTATTTGACACTGATATTAAAACAAATGGGTTAGTATCAGCACATATTATCTACATCCGCCTCCCTTTCTTCTTTTTGCGTTGCATTCTTCGGCGGAACATCTCTTCCTCTGGGTCGTCGCCATTGGGCAATATCGGGATGTCGAAGAGCGAACCGATAGAACCACCAATGGTGCTTTCGAGGTGTTGTTCCGTGCGGTGAATTGGTTGTGTCTGCTGTTGTGGCGCAAATTGGGTAGAGCCTTGGATTTGTGGATTGTCGATTAGGTGCTCATATTGGCGAGGATTTTCAAGCCTATCAACAATTGCATTTGCTGCGTACTCCTTACCTAAGCGTGATCCGTTGAGAACTGCGCCTGTGTTGTGGTCAATGAAAGTAACACCATAGAGGCGACCTGCTGCATTCTCTCGATATACTACACCGACACCACTTTGGAATAGGTTGTAGCGGAGCTGCTCTTTGTTCGTTGCTCCTGCGAATGCTTGATTAATGGCTCTCTTTAATGGAGCTGCCGGACGGCTCTTTTCCAAGTGTTCTTTTGAGGCTTGGTACTTTCTCTCTAACGCTTCGCTTCCGGCAAATTTACCCAGTGTGGCTGACGAGAATGGGTTGCCAACCTTGTTGTCGTCGGTGTCGGTGGCAGAGTAGACAATACCACTAAATGGGCTACCATAGTGCGAACCTTTCACCTCTTCGGCTGCAATATTGAACTTCGTGAGCACAGCTTTATACTCCGTAAAGGTCAGAAAATGGTATTTGTTTATCACCTCTCTAACAACATTTTCAACCTGCTCTTTGGCGTTTCCCTGACTCACATCAACCATTTTAAGCTCTGGCTTTTTCTCTTTTGATACCTTTTCTGCTGTGTGAAGTCCATATTTTTGCTCCAAAGAGCGAGTTATATCCTTGCTTCTCCGCCTCTCAAACTTATCGTTTATCTTCTTTCCCTTCTCATTTACACGCACCGAAACGATGTGAATATGATGTCGACTTATGTCCTGATGCTTGAAAACAACGTAGGGTTGCGAACCGTATCCCATACGCTTCATATACTCCTCGGCTACCAGCGAAAGCTCCATATCCGAGAGCTTATCATCGGGGTGAGGGTTCAATGATACGTGAAAAACAGGGTTTTCGGTACGGTATCTTTGAGGCATAAAGAGCTCAAAATCCTTTATCATATCATTCGCCTTAAACACTTCGTTTGGCTCAGGACAGAGCATTTTATTGGTTAGAAGTATCTGAGCGGTGTCGGCTTTGAGCTTGTTCATATTATAATTTACTGCCCCTGCGAGTGATCCGCTGACGCTGATTTTTGCAACCATAGTTCTTTGAATTTTTGTGATAATTCGGAAATTTGTCGGCTAATGAGAACTAACTCTACGGTCTGTTGCTCCAACTTATAGAGCATCGCCAGAGCTTTTCGCTCCTCAAATTTGCTCTTTAGAGTGACGACAGTTTGGTTGTAGTTGACCCCGATGGCTCGGTACTGACCATATAAAGAGGATAGTAGTTGCGTATATTCAAGCAACGATCCATCAACTTTTACCACCCGAAAGGTCTCGTTAAATATCCGTGCCTTGATGAACGATGCCATGCTATGCACTCCCGATTTCTCAAATAGCGTGAGAAAATCTGCATACTCAACATCACTCAAATTAACACTGATACGATTCTTGGCAGGGTCTATTTTTGGTGGTCTGCCACCCATTTTATTCTTTATTCTATTCATTTTACATACGACTTTGGAGTGTGTAACTAATTCGGTGTCGAGCGTTCTCGACCGAGGCTTTTGCGTTGCGCAAAAGGTTTTCCGCAGCGGAAAACACACCTCGCCTATATCTCTAATCAAGATATAGAGTTCGCCCCGAAAGGCGAACCTATGAATCTTCGATGCTTTAATTTACTACATTCGTTTCCACCCATCAAGTTCACTGGCGTAGTCGCTAAGGTGCGCACGAACAAGGTTTTCTACAAAACCCGATACGCTCAGTTTTCTATCTCCCAACCGTCTGACGACTACATCAACTTCATCTCGTAGCGTTCGACTGATAAAAATAGTCTGCCTATCAACTATCTTTGGAGTAGTGAGATAGGTTTGTTGATACTCCTCTATAGATGCCTTGCGCTGCTTGGGTGAACTACGTTTAGTCGGTTCGATTGGTGGAATAGGTAAAGTTGGTGAACTCTGCTCGGTTCGCTCGGTTCGCTCATTTGCGAAAGGATGATTTTTCTCTTTTGGCAAGCCTGCAATCTGCCCCTGTGTGATGAATTCCTCTAAATTGTCTGACATAATTTTCAGTTGTTAAATTAATACTGTTTTGCTGTGCCGAGTTCACTCGCTCGGCACGATTCTCAGAGCAAAGTAATAGCGTTAATTTTCAATATACAAGCAACTTAGACGAATCGGATAACTCTTCACTATATGGCAGCAAAATGCACTTGACTACCTCCGACGAGTCGGTTTAGTTTGCGTTATATTGCGGAATGACCAAGTCAGCAGATTAAATTCGTGGAGTTGGTGGAGCGACCAATGAAAATACAGATAGTAGAGTTGGTTAAGATAGCAAAGTGGTGCAATTTAGTGAATAAGAACCCATTGGTGTGCCGGATTTGGTATTATCAAAAAAGATTCATTACTTTTGCCGCTGAAGCCCCGGAGCTCGCCCTTGGATAAGGCGAAACAAAAAGTAAAGGGCATCATTTTACTGTGGATTTTTAGTGGTAAGCGGAAGTGCAGAGCGCATTATCTTCTGTACAAAACTTACTAACCCAACTTCAACGTAATATGTATGCAAATCCTCTGTTCTTTAAGCCTTATCTGTTTTTGGCTTTCTGCGTGGGTACTACGGATTTTTCAATTCGGAGGTGGTGGTGCAGTTTTGATTGTGTGTCGTCTAAATGGTATGGGGTTGTATCCGAGGATTCGATATAGTTCCGAGGCGGCATCTGTGGGGTCCGAACAGATGCGTAGTTCTATTTGTTCTCCGAGTGCGTTTTCTGCTTTGGTGGTAATAGCCTTTTGGGTGGATAGAATGCGCTTTAATTCAGTCCAGTAATGAGTTATGCCTTGTAACTTTAGTTTGTGTCGAAGCGTGTTTACAATCCAGTATGATAGGAGTCCGAAGAATAGATGGGCGTCGGAGTTGTCATCTGTCTGATGGTATATGGGGCGCAATTCCAGGTCTGTTTTGAGTTGCCGGTTTGATGTCTCTATCTCTCTAATCAAGTTATAGTACTCCCACGTAGTTCGCTCGTCAAGGGAGGTTACGTTGGTGCGCAGGAAGTATGTACCAAAGCGTTGCTCAGCCTGGTCTTGGCTGATTTTGATTTGCCAGCGGATATCTAACATGTGTTCGGGATTCTCACCCGAGCGTATGTAGTCTATTTGATAATACTTGGATACAGAGGGGTATTTACCGAGTGCACGTCCAACACGCTCCACCACCTTGTCGTATCTCTTTGTGCCTCCTTTTGCCGTAAGAGCGTTGCGTGCCTTTGTGAGTTCAAGCTCGAAACGCTCTCGCCACTGTTGGTTCATGGAATGTTCGGTCATTGCTTTGGCGGGGGAGGTAATGCGAAGGTAGAAGTCGCCTCCCTCCCGGTGCTCGACTTGGGCTATAGTAATGGGACGCTTGCGACTATCAAATACCGTAACAGAGCGACCTTCCTCTTTGAGAGTATAATCTTTGAGCTTGGTTCTGCTGACACAAAGGTAATTATATCCTCGTTCTTTGAGCAATCCGAGATTGGCTTCCGTGGCTATTCCTGCATCGATGACCACCATAACTTTCTGATTGGGGTTTGTCGAGACCGGATTCTTCGAGATAATGCCCTCCACCATCGCCGATAGTGAATCGGGGTCGGCTGTGTTGCCGGCAAGGATTGAACTGTATCGGATAAAGCCTTCAGTATTGATTGCCAAGGCGAGGACAAGAAGGCGACAGTCTGAGCGTTTCTCCTTCGAGCGACCAAACTTTGCCTTCTTTGAGCCTGTCTTGCTACCCTCGAAATAGAAGTTGGTCAAATCGAAGAGCATCACCCGGTTAGTGAGATTAAACAACGAGTCGGTGCGAGAGCACAGATGACGCTCTAGCTTGTCTTTCAAGGCATAAAGCGATGGAGCAGCCGCATATACCTCGCGCTGAGTCGGGCAGTCGCCAAACTGACCCGTCAGAAGCTCCATTGCGGCAGAATTCTCGTCGAGTATACGTAGTGCCGCCCATTCCGATGGGGAATATACAGTCCGGATAATCAAGGATGCCAGTGTAGAATTTATCTTACGCTCCGACCATCCTTCGCGTCGCAGAAATGTGTCGAGCTGTAGTTCGCGTATCGCCTGAAGGCATACATTCTCTGCACCTGCCTCACGTGCATCTGTATGCTGTATTGTGTTGACATCTATTAATTTGCGGGCTTTGCGTTCTGCCTCATCATAACTTGCCCGTGCGGAATCAATCTTGCCGCTACCCTTTATCTGACTCCAAAACTTCTCGATGTATCCACGAACCTTTTCACTGTACTCTCCTCTGGGATCGGCAGTAAACATCGCCTGCTGAGCTGGGATATACGCACTCTGCTCCATCATATAGGTCAGACCGCGGCGAATCTGCACAATCTCATCGCTACACAAATCGGGAAGGTAACCCGGAGTCAACATTACACGGGTATGCACACGTCCTATAACGTCACGGAAGGACTCCTTGATTTTATAATAAGGGAGTTCCCTGCCGTGCTCGGGGCTCACGCGTATGTTCGATGTGAAGTACATGCCCGCTAAGGTACAACATAAAATTTACTCCCGTGGGTATTACAAAGCACTTCACCAAATAAGCATCTTCTGAAAATCAACTCAATAGTATGAAATCACCCCCGTTTTTGAGCAAAAAAACACCGAAAAAACTTTTTGGCGTTGAAGTTGGGCTAACTAAAAAATTATGACAATTTTAAATATTGAAGAGAGTGCCTTTGAATTGATGATGGCACGCTTTGAGGCTCTAGCCCAAAAGGTGGAGCAGCTATGCAGCAATGCTGGCGACAAAAGAGTAAAGGAGTGGCTGGATGCTACCGACGTATGTTTTCTGCTTAATATCAGAAAACGGCAGTTGCAGAATTACCGTGATAGCGGTAAGATAGGCTTCTCTAAAATCGGCAACGTGATAATGTATCGTCCCGATGATGTTATGAAACTACTAAAAAAAGCGGAGTAACTATGTCGGAGATTATCACACACCAGAGTGAGAGAGTAACAAGGTTTCTCTCCACTATCGACCGTATGATGGAGGCGTTGGATGGGCTATCTAAGAGCCACGCCCCACGATTCGGTGGCGAACATTACGTTACGGATGCTGAACTGACGGAAAGGCTTAAAATCAGCGACCGAACCACCCAAGAGTGGCGAAGTAGTGGCAAGATTGATTACATCCAATTTGAGAAAAAGGGCAAAATCCTCTATCGAGAGTCGGATATTCAAAAATTCCTCGAAAAGCACTACCTAAAGTCGTGGAAGTAAGTTTTATCCAGATTAGAGGGAGTCTGAAGCTGCAACATTAACAAATAAAAGCGATGAACCGAGATTGAAAAATCTACCGTTCATCGCCTTTGTTTTAAGTTTTTATCCGTCATATCGGTCGCCCTTGCTGCTATGACTTTTAATTGTATTTAGCTAAGAATTAGACAAGCCTTACGACTGTAAGGAGTAACCCTTTAGGGCTTGGGCTTGGCTATTTCGTGCGAAATACTCCCTTTACATAAAATTGGATGCGCCTCAGCATAACTCAAATAAATTTGGTTCTGCATTCGGCTTTCACAATTTTTGTCATAGCAGTAAGGGTGATTGATATGATTAATTACAAAAATTATCTTTCGCTTCACTGACTCTGATATATATAGGTTGCAAATTGCTCCGCATCATCTTACACATTATCCACTGCCGAAACAATTCCGCTTTGTGTGATTGAATCCGAAACGCTACTGCCACAACCATATCCAACCCGTGATAATCCGGTACAACGTTGCAACCAACCAACGTTGCGCCACCCGTCATGTTAGCCGTTGCAACACCTGTTTTGAGAATTGCACGTATATTGGAACGTATGGTCGGCACCATTACCCCGAACAATTCGGCAATCTCAAAATCTCGCATCTGCACATTTGCAGGCACGATTACCGTGCCGTTATCACTGATTTTTACCATATCTCTTTTCATACCTATCTCTAAATTCAAAATAATTATACTCCTCCACGATTGGCATATCCCTGTCTTCAAAGAGCTTGAATTTACTTTTGCTGCTCTTGACTATCCGCTTCATATCATCACCCACCTTTTTATTACTCATACGTGCGTAGATCTCGGTAGTTTTCAAATCTTTATGTCCCATCATCTTGGCTACCGTCTCAATAGGCACATCGTTCAGCAGAGTAATCAGCGTTCCGAAATTATGGCGACTTTGGTGGTATGAGATGGGCTCTTTTAGTCCGCAAAGTTTTTGCATCTTACCCAGATTCTCGTACATCGTAGACCACGTAGTCATATTAAAGAGCCTCTCGCTTTTACGCTCACTCCGATATTTATCAATGATTTTCAGCGGAATATCAAGCAGAGGGACATAACATTCCGTGCCCGTCTTTTGTCGCTTGAAGGTGAGGTGCTTATCCCCTTTATTGTTAATGCCTATGTTTTTATCCGTCAGTTTTACAACATCCGAAAATGAAGTGCCTGTAAATGTGGAAAATATAAACATATCACGACTAAAACAGAGGGCTTTCGATTTAACCTCTGTTGTCATCAGCTTGTGCAAATCCTCTTCTATTTGGTGGCGACACTCCGGTGGTACTACATCAAACTTATACCCCACAAATGGATCTTTGCGTAGCGTTCCTTGATTTATTGCACATTTGATAACTCGCTTGAGTGAAATGGCAACCCCGTTGGCTGTATTTACAGACAATCCCTTTTCTCCCCTTAGAAAGAGCATCATATCTTCTAAGAACCTAAGGTTCAATTTGATTAGCTCTATATCTTCTGCACCATATTGAGATTTTATAAAATCGGCAATGTAGTTGATCGCATAGTGGTACATCAGAAAGCTTTTCTCTTCTCTATTAACCCCAACCATCTGTTTGTACTGCTCGTTATGCTCCCGAAAGAGTTCAAGCAACATATCGGTTTTCTGTCCGATGTTGCAAACTCTGTTTTTCAGAAGCTCTGCCGTTACATACCCCTGCTGCTTAATAAAATCCTTATGATAGCCGGTAATCGCATCTGTTAGCTCCTGTAATTGGTTGTTGATTTCAATGGACTCACGCTCTCGCCCTTTCAGACGATACCTTTTAGCATCCCAAAGAGTTGGATCTACTTCAATCTGTGTTGAGAATTGAACCATCTCACCGCTAACCGATATGCGCCCCATAACGGTGGTCGTACCGTTTTTCTTGATTCGCCCTTTGTTGATGTAAAACATCACAGCAAAGGTGTTATACTTTACCTTATCCATCTTATAAGTTTGCTAAATGATATTTTCCTTTGATGCTTTTGGCAAGTTGCTTCATATCGCTATCCACTTTCTCATAAGATATTTGAGCGTAGATACGAGTGGATTTTATCGTGCTGTGCCCCAGCATCCGACTGACTGTCTCCATCGGGATACCTTGGGAGAGCGTAATGACACTGGCGTAGCAGTGCCGGGCTGCGTGAAAGCACAAGCACTTATCTATACCGCACATTTGTGCTATCTTCTTTAGGTGTAGGTTGGTCTTTACATTACTCAACATTCTGAATACGTGTTCGCCATCGGTTGAGCCCCTATACTTGTCAATCAATTTTATAGGCAGGTCTAATAGAGGGACGTGAAATTCTACGCCTGTTTTAATACGTTTAGAGTGAATCCACACTGTCCCATCATCATTTGTTGCGAGGTCGCTATATTTCAGGTTGCGAAGATCACTAAATGAGATGCCTGTAAAGGCTGAAAACAGAAATAGGTCTCTCACCAAATACCTGCTTGGAATATCGAGAGGGGTAGTCATAATCTGCTCAAGCTCCTGACGTGTCAAGGTCTTAGGCTTTGACTCTTCGCCTTCGCTGCGGAATGATATAAATGGGTCAAAAACAATTACATCATCGGTAATTGCAGATTTAACCATCAGCTTGATTTTGCCGATTATACCGACAACGCTATTCGCTTTGAATTTTCGTTCTATGCGCAGATAGTGGTCAAATTTCTCGATAAAGGAGTAATCCAAGGCACCAAATGAGATCTCTTTGAGGTTGTATTTTGCTTTTATGAACTCCCTTAGATATTTGAAAGCTATACGATATTGCTCGCAACTCTTTGCTTTCAGGTTGATGCCAACACGCTGAAGCATCATTTTGTGGAATTTATCACAATAGCCGAGCAGGGACTCTTGTCCCGATGCCATACCTTGAAAGGCTACTACAACTTCTTTCGGGGTGGCTGTACCTTTTCGCTCGATTAGCTCCTCGTAACTTGTGTGAATAGATACAGCGATCTTGTCTAAGGCGCGGTTTAGGTCGGTAGCAACCTTGCTTTTGCCTAATGCTCTGGCTGCTTTAATATCCCATAGGGATATAGCAACACTTAATTTGGCACTAAATTGTGCCATCTGCTTGCCGATGGTGATGCGCCCCATAATTGGAACGGTTCCATCCTTTCTTATCTCTTTGTGCCGGAGATAAAAGCTAACTTTTAGTTCGTTACCCATAATAATAAATTTTACTGTGATTTTTACGTCACAAAATTACTTTATCACGAGCAACAGAACGCCATCAAGATATACGCAAAATAGCGAATAGTAATCTTAATATCAAATAGTTAGTCTCTACAAATTGCGTCATACTACATTCAGATAAACTGCTAACGCAATCGTAACGTAACTACTTCGTAAAACCACTAAAAACTGCATTTACACCACTTAGCAATCTATTGCAGTTTTACCACATACAGCACACAATATCAGTAGTTTACTTCATTTATCACTCTATTGCATTTTTAGGTTGTTATCTGGTTACTCAAAACGGGCAATAAAATTCCGTCGGGAAGAGTACCGCTATACTTCTCAATGATGCGTTGCGGAACTTCCAAAAGCAAGATATTTGACTGAACGTTGGTCTTTTGTCGTTTGGTCATAATCCATAAATTACCGTCGAAAGAGGTACGGACGTTATACTTCGTCAATTTCTTTACGTCGATGTACGCCAATCCGGTGAAGCAGCTAAATATAAATATATCACGCACTTGCTCCAAACGTTTAGATTCAAACTTTCTCTTTAATATAGCCTCAATCTCCTCCTGCGTCAAACAACCCCTATCCACTTTCTGCAAACGGATAATATAGTTGGCAAATGGATCAGCGTGAATCCAGCCGTTGTTGCGAGCAATAATAATGATACGTTTGAAGAATTGCATAAACTTAGCAGTAGTGTTGGCATTGCATTGTGCCTCCACACGCAGAAAGTTTTCAAAGTCAGTCAAAAACATATGATTAATCTCTTTGAGCGAAATATCCGATATTTTATATTGGGAAGCCATAAAGTTGGCAACGTGCGTCCGTGTAACCTTGTGTTTTTGTAGGGTAGCAGCGGATTTGCTGATACCAACGAGTTTGGACGTGTCCTCGATATGCTTGTCGAAAAGCTCAAGCAGTGTTTCACCTTTGGGAACGATACCCAGAAATTCGTTACGCACTTTTTCGGCTGTAACGGAAGGCTCTCTGTCCGATATACGTCGGTAGTGGTTGATAATTGCGGTTTTGATACCGTCTAAAGCTGTGTTGATTTTTTGGGCTGCTCCTGTTCTGCCAATGGCACGCCCGGCTGCTCCGCTCCATAACTCAGGCTCGATGTCAAGTTTACTGCTGAATTGGACAACTTCTCCGCTGATTGTGATGCGGATCATAATTGAGGCTTTACCCTCTTTGTTTACGTAATTTCTACGGAGGTAGAAAAGAACTCTAAATGTACTGCTCATAACAAGTGTTTTTTGTAACGCAAAGTTACGGTTATTACTGTGTTTTGAGCTACTTACACGTGGACAAGTTGCGACCGTTCAAGGACTTATGGTGGACATCGTTACAATTGGTGGACAAAAAAATCTCTGTAACGATTCTGTAACGAAACTATGTCCTAAGTTGACTTTTTGGTGTCCTTTTGATGTCCTGTAAACAAAGAAAAAACCCACGTAAATCATTGATTTTACGTGGGTTGTCCTGTTTTGTCCGTTTTGTGTCCGGACCTATCAGCGGAGAGAGAGGCTCTTTCTCCCGAACCCTCATAAAATATCACGCAATATCAAAACACTGTAATATAGTGTTTTATATGGTTTAATAATTTCAATAGCTATCAGATAGATTTATGAACAATCATATTTTTTGGTGTAACTTTTGGTGTAGTTTTCGGAAATTAGTTATAACTTTGCAGCGAGATTAAAAATCAAGGAACGATGAATATAAAACGAAGCATAAGAATAGCCATTGAGAATCGGAAGAAAGATGGCGTGCCTGTGGTTGAGAATGTACCTATACGATTGCAGGTGTTTTTCGGTGGCAAGAGAATCGATTTTACTACCGGCTATCGAATTGATGCTGCAAAGTGGGATTCGGCAAAGCAGCGAGTGAAAAACAATGTTACCAATAAACAGAAGCAGTCAGCTTTGCAAATCAATACAGATATTGCAAGGTATGAAGCGTTTATAAATGAGATTTTCCAAGATTTTGAAGTTAAAGGGACGGAGCCGACACCGGAGCAGGTAAAGGAGGCGTTTGCTGAGAAACTAAAACCTACGCCCCAGAAGAAGCAAAAAAGCCAAGCAACCAGAGGGAAGGCAAAAAAATCCGACCTTTTTGTCGTATTCGATGAGTTTGTGAAGGAGTGTGGCGTGCAAAATGATTGGACAGAATCCACTTATGAGAAATTTGCAGCAGTAAAAAACCATTTGACTCTCTTCAAAAAAGGGCTTACGTTTGAGTTCTTTGATGAATATGGGCTGAATGAGTACATATCTTACCTACGTGATACCAGAGGGATGCGCAATAGCACCATCGGTAAACAGATGGGATTTTTGAAATGGTTTCTCAAATGGAGCTTCAAGAAAGGGCACACCAAAAACAATGCTTACGATATGTTTAAGCCCAAGTTGAAGAGCACCCCTAAAAAGGTGATATATCTAACGTGGGAGGAGTTGGAGCAGTTCAGAGATTACGATATACCACCCACCAAACAATATCTGGAGCGAGTGCGTGATGTTTTTTTATTTCTCTGTTTCACCGGATTAAGGTATTCGGATGTGTTTAATCTCCGTCGTAGTGATGTGAAAGAGAATCATATCGAGATTACAACAGTCAAGACTGCTGACAGCCTCATTATTGAACTCAACAACCATAGCCGAGCCATTCTCGACAAGTACAAAGATATTGCGTTTGAGCATTATAAAGTGCTTCCCGTCATAACAAATCAGAAAATGAATGACTACTTAAAGGAGTTGGCAGAGCTGGCAGGAATTGATGAACCTGTGCGAGAAACTTATTACAAAGGCAACGAGCGAATTGACGTAGTGTCGCCCAAATATGCACTACTGGGCACACACGCAGGGCGTAGAACTTTTATCTGTAATGCTTTGGCGTTGGAAATTTCTCCGCAAGTGGTGATGAAGTGGACAGGACATAGCGACTACAAAGCGATGAAGCCCTATATCGATATTGCTGACAAGGTTAAGGCAAACGCGATGGATAAGTTTAATAAGCTGTAAGACTATTATGTTTGCAAGAAGCACAAGAAATATAATCATACCTACATTAATCTTGATTTTAGGTTGTTATTATAGATATGATTAAAATAATCACTATCTTTACAGAAAATTATAAGCGTAATTATAAAAAACAATCACTATGGCAAAGTTTCCGACAGTTCTGCATAGCAGAAACACATATATCGAACGCATCAAACCATTTATGCGTACACCTATTGTTAAAGTGATGGTAGGACATCGTCGTGTTGGTAAAAGTTATATTCTTTTTCAGCTTATCGAACTGATTATCAGTGAAGAAAAAGAGGCAAATATTATCTATATCAATAAAGAAGATATTGATTTTGTAGATATTGTCTCGTATAAAGAGCTACACGACTATATTTCTCAAAGGTTGGTTTCCGATAAGAGAAACTATATTTTTATTGATGAAATTCAAGAGATTGAAGATTTCAAAGTCTCTATTCGTTCTTTGGCTCTTGATGACAATAATGATATTTATATTACAGGTAGCAACTCCGAAATGTTTTCGAGCGATTTGGCTAATGAGCTTGGAGGGCGTTACGTTGAGTTTCGTATTTATAGCCTCTCCTATCTTGAATTTCTGAGTTTTCACAAACTGCCAAACGACGACACTTCACTCGAAAAATACAATCGCTTTGGAGGACTGCCGTATTTGATCCACTTGCCATTAGACGAAGCCGTAGTAATGGAATATATCCGTAGTGTCTATTCTACAATCGTACTACGTGATGTTGTCGAAAGAAAAAAGATACGAAATACAGCTTTCTTAGAACAGCTTATTCGCTTTCTGGCAAATAATATCGGAAGTCTTTTCTCGTCCAAAAGTATCAGTGATTTCCTTAAAAGTCAGAATATTAAAATATCTCCCAATCAAGTATCTGAGTATGCAGATTCTTTGGCATCTGCTTTTATCGTTCACAAAATTGGGCGTTATGATATTGCTGGCAAAAAGTTTTTCGAACGAGGTGAGAAATACTTTTTTGAGAATATGGGCATTCGTAATGTTATTGCCGGATATAAGCCACAGGATAGAGCAAAACGAATGGAAAACATCGTATGTAACCATCTCTTATATTGTGGGTATGAAGTAACAGTTGGCTCAATTGCTACAGAAGAGATAGATTTTGTATGCACAAGAGGTAATGAAACAATATATGTGCAAGTTGCCGTTGAGTTATCAAGACCGGAAACTATTGCACGTGAGTTTGGTAATCTATTAAAAATCAAGGATAATTACCCGAAAATTGTTGTTTCAGGAGAACGTTCTTTTGAAGATACCTATGAGGGGGTTGAGCATATTTATATTCGAGACTTTTTATCCTCTACTTTAACGCCTAAGATGTTATGAGCCAAATAACAGAATTTTTACCGCAACTTCAGCAGCTCAGAACAATATACACCGACTTCATTGAGCTTGACGAGATGGACTTCAATGCCTTCCGCAAGGCGGTGGATTTTTATTATACGCACCGTGATGTGGGGCAGTTAGAGAAGATGATGCTCGATATGCTCTTTGAAAAGGACAAGCAGACATTGGCAATAGTATTGTCGAGTCTAAAGAATGAACTCGATAAAATTCTGGAAATATATTACGAAAGTGATGCTGTATTTTATGGAGCTGAGCCCGAATGTATTAGCAATAATATCGAGATGAACCATCACAGTGAGATAGAAGAACTTATCCTGAAGTTAAATAATTGTGGGACTGAGTTTTGCGAGTATGCAGCAATGGTAAATCAGGATGTAGATCGTCCCAAAGGCTTGAGCGATGATGATGCTTGGAATAAGGGTAGTGTTGCGAATTAGCTGAATTATGTTTATCTTTGAGGTATAAAACTCGGAGAAAATGAGACACGTAAAAGTAGTTAGCTGCCCATTTTGCGGTAGCGAAGATTTACAGAAGAATGGACATAGCCCCAATGGCACTCAAAGGTGGAAATGTAAGACTTGCGGGAAGTTTTTTCAGCTATCTTTTAAGAACAAAGGGCGCCTGCCAGACGTAAAAAGGACGATAATCACAATGATCACCAATGGGAGTGGAATACGTGATACAGCAAGAGTTTTAGGGATAAGTCCTCACACGGTAATAGGTGAGGTTAAAAAAAACTCCAAGCGAAATTAACCCCTATTTATTAGACAAGGTTGAGGCAGGCTTACTCAGGGAGCTTGATGTTGAAATAGCTTATAATGTTGAAATGGACGAATTTTGGAGTTTTGTAGGCAACAAGAAAAATCGTCGTTGGACTTGGTACGCCATCGACCGCAGCAGCGGATTAGTAGTAGCTTGGCAGAACGGCAAGCGTGATAACGAAACCTGTAAAAAGTTGCTTGATAAAATGAAATGTTTCCCAATAAATAGGTATTTTACTGATGATTGGGAGTCTTATTCAAGTCTGTTACCTGCGGGCAAACACGTTATCAGTAAGGCTTACACTTGGAAAATTGAGCGATTGAATTTAACATTTAGAACGCACCTGAAAAGGCTTTGCCGAAAGACAATTTGTTTCTCAAAAAGCGAGCAAGTGCACGACAAACTGATAGGAATATACATCGAAAACAACCTCTACCAAAGAACACCATAAATATACCAATTCAGCTAATTTGAAACACTACCGGAATAAGTACGAGTCAGCACTTGCACAACATCAAGCCATCACCGAGCAACTTTACGAAATATATCAAAAGCATAAAGAGTGTGATGCGATTGCAAAAAGATACCACTTTAATCCATTTGCAAGCCTGTGTGATCTATTGGAGACCTTCCAAGAGATTGTCGAAAAATATCTGCCCACTGAAATAAAAACAGTTACGCCAGTGGTTACCCCAACTGCTCCATCGGCAGGATATTTTGATATGGGGCTTGTTTCGGCTATTCATAAGCTATGTAATGACCAGCAGTTTGAAGCGATTTCAGAACTCGATTTGTATGCTACGCTGAATAATCAAGCCACATCGTCGGTGCTGAAAATCAAGTCTGGCGAAAAAACAAGAATGTGTTATCTGATCCACAGCCTTAGTGAAAAGATCAAAGGAGCAGACAAAGCCGTGTGGCGTGTCGAGATGCTTCGCAAATTGGAAATATCCGAAAGTTACTACAGTTCTAAATATCGTGAGCCTGTATCTGATATTCCGAGCCAAAAATCGATGCAGTTCGCCAAAGAGTTGAAATCTATTTTGGGATAATAGGCTCATAAAACCTCAAAAGGTATCATTTCACCACCTGTCCACCACTTTTACCACTTAAAATAATTTTGCAGTCGTTTGATTTTCAGGCGACTGTTTCTTTTTGCGCCACATCCACACCACTTATATCACCCTCTACCTTTGCAGTGTTCGAACAAGTTAACAGCCCAAGTACGAGGTGCGAGGTATTCGGGTAGAACATCCACACCTACGGAGAATTTTGCGACACAATTGGGAGTTGCAACCTGTGCCAACATCGCAGTATTATTCGACATACGCTCTACGCTACGACGGCAGTACCGAGCGAAAAACCACCGCCGGACGGTACTACACCATCACCAAAGAGCGATTGAACGCAATTCTGTTAGTTTGTTAGATTGTGATATATAATACTTTGATTATCTATTACATATCTATTCTCACAAAAAACTCACACACTACTCACTTTCTCACATTTGCAGAAACGTATTTCTCACACTTTGAAATTGTGTTAGAAGTTTGTGAGCTACTTAACTTTTTATTTCACAGGAGATTGATGGGATTTTCTCACATTCTCACAAAAAAACAGCTTATGTACGACATTAAAAATATCAGTATAAAACAATTCCTCTCTGAGCAGGGGATTTTACCAAAACAGGAGCGAACAGGTTACGGGCTGCATCCCTCGTAGACACAATCCTCACTCATCACCTCGAAACCTACAAAGAACCTATCGACGAGATTATGAATAAACAAAATCCAATTGATGATGCTAATGATTCTGAAGATGATGTACAGTGAAACTAAAAGTGAAACCAATTATGATATAACGTAAAATTTAAGGGGTTTAGCTAAGCAAGTTTGTGTTATTGTACGGACAATAACAATGAATCCCGATGGTCTAACTTGAAAAATATGATAATGAGAACGATAAAAAATAGGAATGAAAATGGTCGCCCCAAGTTGGCGAGTACAGAGGTGCGGAAGTATCGAATAGAGGTCAGATTTGCCACAGAAGAGTATTTTCTGCTCAAAACCAAGGCACGCACAGCAAGACTAACGATTAGCGATTTTATCCGCACTACATTGCGAAATTCCACCGTCAAAGAGAGGCTCACCGCCACCCACCTGCAACTGATAACCAAGCTCACAGGAATGGCGAACAACCTCAATCAGATTGCCAAACGAGCTAATCAAGCAGGGTATTTCGCAGCGAAAACCGAGTCCGAAACGCTCGCAAAAGAGATTGATAACGTAATAAAATCTATCGAAAATGATGGCTAAAATAGTGCAAGGAAACAGTTTTTCGAATGCTGTAAACTACGTTTTGAACCGAGATGAAGCAGCAATAATCGCCACAAAAGGAGTTCGAAATATCGACAAAGAATCCATAATCCGCAGCTTCGAAACGCAGGCTCGACTGGCGCAAATTGCCAAGCCTGTCGCCCATATCTCACTGGATTTTTCGGCACAGGATAGAGAAAAACTGACCAATGCGAAAATGATTGAGATAGCCGAGGAGTATATGAAAAAGATGGGCTACGGCAACACGCAGGTATTGATCGTTCGCCACAGCGACCGAGACCATCCGCACATCCACTTAATAATGAATCGCATCGACTTCAACGGCAAACGCATATCCGACCAAAACGAAAGGTTTAGAAGTACGAAAATTTGCAAAGAAATCACCATCAAACACGGCTTGTATGTTTCGAGCGGAAAAGAGAACGTCAAGCGAAAGCAGCTCCGAGAACCCAATGCAACAAAGTATCGGATTTACGATGCACTTTGCAAGCACGTTCCACAGTCGAGGTCGTGGGGTGAGCTCCGCAGCAGGCTCAGAACCGAGGGCATAGAGTTAGGTTTCAAAACCAAAGGCTCTACCGACCAAATCGAAGGTGTGCGGTTCACAATGAACAACCTCTCGTTCAATGGCTCGAAAGTAGATCGCCAGTTCAGCTACTCCAAAATTGACTACGCCCTACGGCAAAACAACCGAGCTAAGCAACAGAGTTTGCCACCTGTGCAACAAGCGCAGCATCGCCCCGACCACCACGAAAGCAGCACCGTTGGCGACTCCATCGGCTCACTCTTCGACATACCGATACTCCCCAACGGTACAGACCCCGAAGAGGAAGCATTCCGCAAACGGATGCAACGCAAAAAGAAAAAAGGAATCAGATTTTAA